GACCCAGCCGCGTGAGCCGGTGCCGCCCGGCGCGCTCTCCCTCATCGGCGCCAAGATGATCCTGCCGGACGACGCGCCCGAAGCCGAGCGCCGCAAAGCCTTGGCCGAGTGGATCGCCAAGTTCGATAGTGACGTTTGCAGTCGGTGCAATGTAGTAAGTACCGGCTGGCAGGACTACTGTAGCGTTACCAGCAGCCTGTGCCTGAAAGTAAGCCGACGCAGCGTTAGTGGCTGCACCAGCGACCAGGATTTTATTTAGACCAAGTGCCATGACGAGTTCTCCTTACAATGTGAGAGAGTTGTAGCCCGTCACCTTAGTCATCGACTTCGGCTTGGTACTGACCAATTCAGCAATCGTCAGCACTGCGCCGACGTAACCGATCTGCCAGTTCGGAAGAGTCGATTCAAAGCCCGTGAACACGAACGAACCCTGCTCATGGATGTAGAGCGAGAGATAGTTGCTGTTCAGGAGGTACAGAGTACCTTCAGGGCAATATGGATCAGGATAGATCGGCACACCAGCGACCATCAGCGCACGGAATGCAGCCTGTGGGCCATTCGCGTCACCATCAAAGCCGTTGCCTGGGGTGATCATGTACTGCTCTTGACCCACAAAATCTTGAGCCAACAGCGTCCAAGTACCGAAACCGCAAACGCCGAATGATGGAACTTCTGCGCCGTTCTTCACAGTACCAGAGATGTACTGGAGGACGTTTTGACGGGTTGGGTTGACCGAACCTGCTGCATACGCCTTCGAACGCCACCAAGCATAGGTCGAACGGTCGATGTTGCCGTAAACGCCGGAGTCAGAAACTGCGGCTGGCAGACCGATAAACTGCTGGTTGTTGGTCGTGTTGGTGTACAGCGCGGTTGCCATAGCATCCATCATCACGTTAGTCGCGTCGTTCATACGCGCTTCGATCAGAGGAATAATGGCTGCGTCTTGCTGAACTGCACCTTCCATACCGAGGAACGGTACTGGGGCGATCATCAGTTTCAGGTTAAAGTCAGCGTTGTAAGCGCCCTGCTGAACGGACGGCTGGTTAAACGAACCAGAGTAGTCCGACCACTGAGCGTTCACAAACTGCGAACCTTGGACAGGAACGGTTACGGAAGAAACACCACCGGAAGCCTGTTGCGAGTTAGCAATCAGAGCCGCCATCAGCGGTGTCGAGTTATAGAGTTGTACAACCAGCTTCGGAATAAACGCACGCCGAGTGACATAAGTCAGTTCAGTAAACTGCGTACTACCCGTTGCCGGAAGAATACCGCCACCAATAGGCATAGTTTATCTCCGAGTCAAAGAATCCCCTGTTTTACAAACCAATGGGCTTTGGATTTTTCCGTAGCTCATTGAGTGCTTTTGCTGCTTCATCCCGCGCACCAGCAACAGGGTTCCTCCAGTATTTTGAGAGGTCGAACTTGTTGATGGCAGACGGGTTGTATCCGGTTGGAGTCGGAGCCGCAGATTGCTGCATCCAACGCCAGTATTCGGCTGCTGCTTCGTGGTTGGTGATCCCTTTTTCCAGCATCACTTTCTCCACTTCCTCAATATCTTCATCCCTGTCAATCAAACCCTTCGACTTAAGTTTGTTGCGACGGCTGTTCAGTTCATCCATCGCTTCCTTTTCCCGCAGTCTGGCTTCGAGTTGTGCCACACGGTCATTGGCGCTATCTACTGCCGATCGTGTGTAGTCTTCGATTTCCAGTTCTGGAATAGGAAGGTCAGGCTTGATTCTCTTGGTGAGTCGCAACATATCCTTGCGGGTGGTTGGGTTCTCAGCAAGTTGCCGTGCAAGCAAAGCCAGTTCATCACGGGCTTCAGGTGTCAGGTCTTCGAGTGACATAGGTATCCCCTTACTTTAATTAGATAACGCGCTTACCGTCACCAGGCTTTTGAACTTGCATCTTGTTCTTGCCGCCGGTGGCAGAAGCGTTTTTCAGACCACCAAACTCCGAGTAACGTGGAGTGTTGATCATCTGACCATTTTGCTGGTTGTTGTCGGTTGGGCGACGAGGCGACGATGCACCTCTTGGCTTGAATAAGTCCATGTGTTGCTCCTTACATAGGTTGAGGGGTTGCGCCTGGCATCTGCATACCAGGTATTGCTGGCGCTGCTGCCAAAGCCTTACCTTCCGGCGTTGCGCCACCCGCCTGTGGAAGAGTCTGAAGCATCTGCAAAATTTCAGATTGCTTGAGTTCGTTGGTCGATTCGCGCTTGCCGCCGATCACACCACTGAGTGTTTTCAAGGCAGACAGCACTTTCTGACCTTCTGGTGAATCACCGCCCAATGCTGGTAACGACTGTTCGATCAGGTCGATTGCTAGACAAAGGTTGACTAGCGCACCTTCGCGGTTGCCCATCTTGGGTTCCGGCGTAGACATGGGCGAGGCCATTGGCGGGGTTTGGTCGGTTGCAGAGGCTTCCGAGGCCATGGGAGAAGGCTGTTCTGGTGAACGCTGCGCCTTCATCATCTCCATTAACTTGTCTGGTGGTACGCTCATATTTACCCCAATAGATTTTGGCGATAGCAATAATGTTTTTGATAGCTTTTGTCAAGTGGGGGCGTATATTTAACTTCCCCGCCCCCTGGGAGTAATCCTCAAGGGATTACTTGCGTGCCTTACGGCCTTTGCGTGCTTTGCGTGCCATGGTGTTCTCCATTTAGCAGCGGCCAACTTAGAAAGGGAAGTCAGCCATACCCTATCCCTTGCGGGGGATTAACGACGGGTCTTGCGACCGCGCTTCATTTTCTTGTACATGGTCATCTCCAAGTAAGTTATCCCCTTACCGTTCTGCCGTAAGTCCGTGTGCTTGGGCTACGGTCAAAATTCTTAATGCCTTGCACCCGATATTGCAAATCAGGGCTTCGTGGCGAGTCTTTCATAGGCTGCGTCGTGCCAGCACGGGGTTGATCAGCCTTGGGAGAGATATTTTGTCCAGCCATTATTCACCTACCGCTTTCAGATCAGGTTTTCCCTCTGGTTTCTGCTGTTGTTGAGGCTGTTGTGCTTGTTTTGCCTCATTCCGCTTCAATTTTTCCTTCAACAACTGCTTCATCGGAGGTTCAAGCAAATCTATCAGAGATTCCTTGTCAATAGCGCCAGCCTTAAACATATTAAACGCTAATTGCCGCAGGTCTTCTGTGAAGATTGGGCTATTTGAGTGGGCATCGACTTTCACCACATAGTTGTTGGTGAATTGTTCAGGAATAAACTTATTGCCTTCCGAGTCCGTTAAATGCGTGTTGTCGTAGGCTTGCAGCGCCTTCAGATAGAGCGTGGATACTTTTTCCAGACTATCTTCAACAATAAGCGCCCGTTTTTTGGCGCGTGAGGAGCCGAGTCGGGCGAGTTGGCTGGCGTGTCCTTGGCTTCTGACCCCAGTTTCGCCTCTTCCTGAGAGGACGCTTGTAATACCTGACGCTTCCGCGAACATCTGATCCACTTCACGGATCACCTCAAACAGATCACCAGGCATTTGCGGGGCGAGTTTCTCGACTTTGGCATTCGGCATATCCGTTGCCAGCAAGCCACCCGCACGGTTTAGGGCAAAGTTCTTCTCATCCAAGATGCCGGTAAAGCCGATCAAGGCTGTCGGCGGGGCTACCTGCTTGGACAACAAATCCAAAATCTCTTCCATCCGCTTGTTGCGGAGGCTTTGCAGGAACACCAGCCGCTGTACTTCGCTCTGACCCCAATAATAATCGTACATAGGGTTAGGGCAAATCTGGACAAATGGCAATTCACCCTTTAGGAATACCTGCTCACCAGGACGGTCATAGATAACAACATCCGGTTCGGCAATGGTGACTACCTGATAGTCGAGTATGTCATCGTTCCAGACCCACAGTTCGGTCATCTCAATGGTTTCTTCCGACACCTTCGCTTTGTAGCGGTTCATGCCGGACAGGTCTAGGTTGACCGTACCCACCATGGTCGGGTTGGATTGAGAGAGGATGATGCGGTCAATGCCGTCAGGAATTTCAATCTGCTGCGGCTTGTAGCTAGAAGTAACGCGCTTGACGATCTGATCCCGCTTGGGATGCGAGTACAGACGGGCATACAGCTCCGACTTGGTGATGTAATACTTCTGCGCCATTGCTTCTTGGCGGTCAGTGTACGGTGTGTCTTCCCGCAGAACGCCCACAGACGCAGGTTCCACCATGTACGGGTGAATGCCGTTGTTGACGATCAGCTTGACGTAGGT